TTCCAGCAACCCCCCCTATTTTTCCACCTGTAGTCGCTCTAGCATTTGTTTCATAAAAATCTTTCCAGGCATTTTGACTTTTGCTGGCAATAGTTTTTTCCATACTTTCTAAAGAATCTAATCCAGCTTCAGATAATAAACTTTTAAAATTTTCGTCTGTTTTTTTTCTTTCCGATACTTTATTCCAAAATTCTACTTGTAATTCGTCTCTACTTTTAAATACTCCATCTATATCGCCATCTTCACTTAATGGATCTGTATTTATTTCTAATGGAGAAATAAAATCAGAGTGGCCTGCTTTTTGAGCAATGTTAATAATATTAATATATTCTTCATCTAAATTATTTCTTTCAGATGTCATTAATTCCGATCTTCTAAATGCAGAATACGCTTTGCCTGCATTTTCCCCAAGACCAGTTCTTTCGCCTTTAGACCAGTTTTCATTTGAGCTAGGTACTGAAGCTGTATCTTCATCAAAGAAAATGCTCATTATTTAATTCCTGTAATTATTTCTGATTTAATTTTATTAAGGTTAATAATAAAATATCCGCCATCACTATTTAGTAAATATTCTGGATCTCCGCCAAATTCATAAGGATTATCTCCGTTGGCAATTTTATATTTTCCATTACCAACACTTACAAAATGTGGATTTTCTGTAGTAAATATATTGATAAATTCTTTGCCATTAATATCTAAAGCTGCTTTGCCATTAGAAGAAGCTTTTAATACTAACCCAGGATCATTTTTTAATATTTCTTCAATTTTTGGAAATGTTCCTTGTTCAATCCAATTAGGAATATGAACCATAGCCATTCTGCTAGTTTGGTCAAACCCACCCATTCTTGTATCGGGAGATAAAAAATCCATACCCATTAATTTTTTTGTAACAATTTTAGCACCTGCTGCTAATTCAAAAGCATCTTCCCAATCAGAGCCAACAAAATTATCTTCTTTAGTTTTTCCTTGGTTTTTTAAATTAGCTGCGTGAATATAGTTGGCCACTTCAATAGTATTATTTAAAGTTTGTAAATTTTCGCCAAAGGCGTTTCTATATTTTGCAATAGATGTAATTAATTTTGGTTCCGTTTTATTAAATTTATAAGCTGCTGCAAGATCAGGTTGTTTTGATAACAAATAACCTTCTACTGCTAAATTAACGTTATTGTTTGGATTGCCGTCATTCATTAATACCAAACCTCCAATATGAGATAAGAAAGTATTATCTTTTGAAAGTTGTTTAAATACAGTATCGGATTTATCTCCAAAGCCTCTTACTAATTCAGTAGCTAAATTTATTATCTGTGCTGGTTTTGTAGCAGTATCAAATGCAGATTTAATAGCTGTTGCTTCGGTGTTTGTTAAATAAGTAACGGGTCTTTTATAAAAACTTGCTGCGGTTTCTGCATTAGCTTTTCTAGTTTGTATTGATGCTGTAAAATCTTCTACTTTTGCACCAGGGGTTAATAATTTTTCAAAACCTATTTCGCTAATTTGTACAATATCTCTTTCCGTAGCTGTTTTTAAAAGATCTTTTTTTAAATCAGAATCTAGTTGCTCAAAATATTTAGTAGTAACATTAAGATTGTTTGCGTCTTCCAAATTTAGGCTACCACCTTTTCTGCTTTTTATATTTTGTAAAATATTTATTTTGCTTTCAATGTCAGCAACCGACATAGTTTTTAATTGTGCATAAATAGAACTATTTTTTTGAATTTTTTCTAGTTTTAATAAAGTTTTTTGGTCGCCATTTTGAGTTGCTATAGATACAGCTTTTTTAAATTCTTCTTCATTTGGAATAATTCCTTTTGCAACATTGCTTTCCATGCTGCTAACTTTGTCTTTATTAATATTATCGGTAGTAGTTCTACCTATTTTAAAAGCTGTTTTTAATTTATCTATATCTGCAAGATCTAATCGATTATCTTTTTTAGCTTCTGCTAAAGCTTTTGTTTGATTTGCAATAGCTACATTTTTATAACCATAAAAAGCAATATCTCTTTTAGTTTTTTGATTTACTTTAGTTAAAGTTTTTCCAAAAATATCTTTTGTTTTGCTGCTTTTTAACAAAACATCTAAATCTACAACAGCTCTTTGTCTTTCCTCTTCTGTTTGTCCAAAAATAATTGATTTTTTTAATGTTTCTATGCGATCTAATTCGTTAACTCTGCGGGAGGAAATCATATTACCCGTTGCTTTTTGTTTAATGCTATTAACGTCATTAATATTTTGTTTAGTCATTAAAGACTTAAATTTTCTTTGAGCCATTTTGCCAGACAAAGTTTCACTATTTCTATCGAAAATTCTTTGCCATTCAGAATTATAATAAGCACCTGCTTTATCGGGGTCATTCATTTGACCAGCTGTAGTAGATATTTCAGTTAAGCCTTTAGAATTTTCAGTACCATTCATTACTTCTTTTTGTTTTTCTAAAACTTCGTTGTCTGTTTTAATATCTAGGTGCTTTACATAAAGTTCTTGACCTGATTTAACCATTCCCTTCCAGGCATTTCCAATAGAGGCAGCTTCTTGGGGGTTAATAAAAGCTTTGTTTGCAACATTAGAACTTTCCGCTGTTGGTGCAATTTGTGATTTATAGATTTTAATTGCCATTATTAAACCATCCCCGCTGTTTGAGCTTGAGACGCATCGCCTAATAAACTTTTTCCTGCTGCATAGTAACTAGTTTTTTTCGCAACTTTACCTTGCCATCTGGATAAATCTGCTTCGGCTCTTAACATAATACCCTCGTTAATATCTTTGTCTCTTTTGTTTTCTGCGTTGTACGTCATGTTATCCCTGTCTCGTTCTAAGTTTAAAGCTTGTTCATACAAAACTTCCATTGGAGTTCCTTCAAAAGCTACACCACTTGATGCAAAAGCAACTCTGGTACCTCCTTGTATTTCATCAACAGTTTTGTCAAATTGAGGAAGGTTATAATCATTATGAACAGACATAATCTGTTTTGCTTCAGCATCTTTTGCCTTTGCATTTTCTTCTAATATTTTTGCATTATAGTTGGATGCTGCTTGAGCAGCTTTTCCTGCAAATAAATCTCCTAAAAAACTCATTTTATAATCCTCGCATATCTAAAATAATCTGAACCATCGGGGCCATAATGTTTCATTAAACCTTCTTCTTTTAAACCAAGCCACTTTGCAAAACGAATAGCCAAATCGCAATCTGCTTTCACACTTGTTTGTAATCTTTTTATATTATTATTTTTCAACATATATTCGGTTCTGTGCTTAATAACTTTCGCAAATGTTATTGGATAGTTATTTATTTCTTTGGTTGCTAACACCCACCCTTCAGCAACATTCTCCCACAGGGGAAATACCCCGCCAGCCGCTATAGGTTTGTTATCAACTAAACCTGTAAACGACATTCCAATTTGTTTTAAAAAATAAGCATACTTTTTATGCTCGGGTCTCAATTCTAAAAACTTACTATTAGATGGTTGATTTAAAATGTATTCAGCGTGTTCATTTTCAAAAGGTACAAAAGATATGTTAGACACTCTCTGTCTCCAATCTTGGGTAGATTCCTAAAATGGTCATAGGTAATGCTTGGGGTTGTTGAATATAAACTAATCCTTCAGTTCCATATCCTGTGTCAAATTCTATAGACTTGTCTCCTGTAAATAAGGGAATAGGCAAATCCATAGGCGATCCACTAGATCTAAAATCAATTGAAGTTAGATTGCCTGCATTTGGCCCCACGCTAGCTCCTACTGTATTATAAAATCTAACTGATAAATCATAAATACGAGTTGTTTTTGTTTGGGTAGTTTCGGTGTAGCCTTCGTCTAATCTCATAGTTTGCAAATCAGATGAATATAACAATCCTACTTTGGCTTGTTCAGTTGCGGTACTTAATGTAATTGCTCCGCTTGCAACGGTTTTAGAAGTTTGGGTAGAACCTTCTCCAATAACATCTACTACTTCTCCCTCTAAATGATCTAAACCACTTAAACTAGAAGTGTTATCTCCAACATAACTTAATCCACTATCTAAATAATGAAATGAAGTTAAATCTTCATTAAAATCAAATGGGGTAAAGTATTCAACATATCTTCGCACCGCACCATTAACCCATCGTTGAACAATTAACCAAACTTGATCCTCATCTTCATCGCCGTCAATTACTGCAACGCTTTCTACTTTAGCATGAGTTAAAATATTATCAGTTTGTTCGGATGTGTGCGCAGAAGTAATATTAACTACCGTAGCTAATGTTTTATTAGAATATAATTTAAATTGATTGTTATCTATTTTTTCTACGAAATATTTTGTATTTTCAGCTAATCCACCAATAGTAGTACCAGCATTTTCATAATAAAAAATATCTCCAGTAACAAATCCATGAGCTGCTGAATAAATAAAATTACTAGAAATATTTACACCTTGATAAATATATTGTGTTGTATCAGAGCTTGGAGCCGAGGTTAAAGAAATAGCCGTACCTGCTGTAGCAGTAGTTGCGGTAGTTGCTAATTTTATAGTATTGGCATCTGTTCTTATAACATAATAAAGAGTTGTTATATCCAATCCTCCTATAACACTAGATGCTGCATAATAATAAACAGGATCTCCTGTAGATAATCCATGTGATGATAATGTAATTGTATTATTGGTTGTGCTAACTATAGTTGCGTTAGAGGTAAAAGAAATTTGTTGTTGAATAATATTTTTACCTGTATCAGATTTTCCACCAAGAATATGACGATGCCAGGCTGTTACGTTTTCTAATCGGTTATAAGTTAAACCAGTTAATACTCCATCTGTTCTTACCCCCCAAACTACTGAATACGGTTCTTGTTGGTAATCCATTTGAACAATTCCCGTTTCGCTTATGTGATCTGCTAGAATAGTTAAGTCGGGAGCTACATATCCGTCTGTGTCAAAATTATAAGCAAGCTCTCTAATTTTTCTTTTAGCTCTTTGTAAAAAAATAGTTGCGTTACCAATAGATAAAGCATCTACCCCCGCAGAACCATAGTTAGATTGTTTTCTAATATTAATATTGGTTGGTGTAATAGCATCTTGAGCGGAACCAGAACTTACTGCATATTCTCCACCTGTAGTCATACAAATTAAAGTTCTAGTAGCTTTTAAAGATTTAATTGCGTTTACCTGGTTGGAAGCCAAAGTGTAAACCATGGCATTGTCTGCATCGGTTCCCGATGTCATATTTTCGTAATCTCCCGATTTAGAAAAAAACATTGTTTGTGGTTGATCGGTAGTTGCAGCAAAAACTAATCGTTGTTCAAAAAAAGAAACAGAACTTGGATGACCCGTGGTGTCTGAAAATGCACCTAACTGCCAATCTGTAACTGCATTAGTATTGCTAAAAGCTGTTGTAACGGTAGCAACTGCAACGGTTGCATTAGTACGTGCTGTAATAGTGGCTTTACCGCTATTCATAGATATTACTCTACCTACATCCGTAGCTAACCAACCTACTCCACCATTAATACCTGTAACAGCTGATGCTGTAATATTTCTTGATCCTGTAGATGCGTTTGACGGTGTTAAAGTCGTAGCTGTTGTATTGGAATCTAAAAATGGCCCCGTTGATTTAAAATCAACCTCATCTAAACTCCAAGCAGTATGACCCGTTCTGGATAATTTTGAAGCTTCATGTAAGTTGTGGCAGATGTACATAACGTCTGCAGATTGCGCAAATTTTAAATCAAATAATTGTGCTGTCGTATATTCTGTTGTGATTTGGTAAATTTTGTTAGCAACTCCATCAGAAGAATAAGTTGTGTAAGAAGATGTATTAACATTAGTTCCATCTACGTCTGTTAATTCAAAAGTATTAGTAGCTTTGTTGGCTACTTTAAAAGTTTTACCGTTTACCTCTGTCATCCCTACTACGCCAGAAATATTTACAAAATCTCCATTTGAATAACCATGACTGTTGGCAGTAACTACTCCAGGATTGGCTTTGGTAATTGCAGATATAGTAACATCTGATTCTACTATTTGACCATCATCTTTAAAAAATCTTATGTAAAGATTTCCAAATTCTAAAATATAAGTTTGCTCGGTTGAAAAAGTAAAAGGTATTAATCTTGTTTTTGCTGAACTTGTTTTTATTTCAGACACAAAATAAGTTCCTGGTCTTCTGGTTATTGGCCCATGTGGAAGCACTACAAAATTTTCAATGTTACTTGCGCCATTAAAATATTTTGCAAAATCAGTTCTTCCTTCCATAGACGAAGAAAGCTCCCCAGCAGTAAAGCTAGGTATGCTTAAAAGTTGTTTTGGCATAATTAATATCTACTGTTAATAAAGTCTTCTGATAAAATTTGATCGGTGTTACCTAATGTTGGATCGGTATTATATCCTTCGCTAGCGTCTGTATGTTTTGCTTCTGATAATTTTAAACCATACTTTTCAATCATTAATTTTGAAACAGCCATATTAGAGGTTATGGCATAAGCAATATCGGAAGCTAATCCAGCAGCAATAGTTTCTCTTAATAAAATATCTAATTGATTTACGTCTGTTTCAATTTTTAAATAAAGCATAAAAACAGAAGATTCATTAATTAATAATTTTCTGCCTTCAATTTTATAATCAGCGTCATAATTTAAAATGGTTAATACTCTTAAACAGTCTGATGGTAAGGTATATTGATATGAAAAACCCCAGGCTGGAGTATCGGTATCTTGAGCTAATTGAACTCTTGTAACTAAACAATTCCAAGGATGAGATCTAAATACTGCGTCTCTAATTGTTTCATATCTTTCGTTACAAAGTCTAGCGTTTTTTGAATTTTCTGTTAGAGCGGTAATGGAGCTTGCACCCAATTGATTTAATGCTGAATTACAAATTTGTACTATTGATGCCATTTATTATGCCTTTGCTGTTTTAGCAGCTCGTTTAAAGTTAGCTGCTGTTGGAGATCCTTTAGATCCTACTTTTCGCATTTTTTCGTTAGAACCTGCAGCAATACGTTTACGTTTTGCGTGAATGTTTGCGTATAAACCTTGTTTTGCCATATCTAATCCTTTTTAATTATATATTTTCTTCTTAATTTTCTTGGTGTAACCAAAGCAAATAATTCAGCTTCGGTTTTTTCTAACTCTTTATCAAAACCTAAATGATGTTTTGAGCTTGTTGGAAATCTATCTACCAAAACATATCGGTAAATATAATTTCCACTTTGTAAGTGTGTAATGGTTTTGGGTGTGTCTATTTTCTTAATCATAAACTCTAGGCGGGATTGCTCCCGCCTAAAATAATATTTACTAATTAACTGCGTAACTTATATCCCAAGATAAAGTTCCAGCAGTTCCACCAGTTGCATCAAATGTTATAGAAACATATAGCATTCCTCCTGGATCTGCACTTAAGCCAGCTAATTCCCACAGCTTTTGTCCAGCTGTATTAATTGTAGCCGCCTCATATCTAACGTCAGTCATTGCAGCAGCATCAGCTACAGAAGTTGCAAAAGCATCTTCATCACCAACTGTGCCATCGTAATTGTGAACGCCAACATTGAATGTGCAAGAACCACCAAGTGTATCTGATCCAATCAAAAGTGATTGGATAGTTGCTTTACTTGATATAGGTGCTAACAAAACAACATCATTGTCTGTGCTATCGCCAGCAAGAAGTTCAACTGTACCCGAAGCTACTCTTACAACACCATGCAATTCTGCGGCATCATTAAGAACAGGAGGGGAAGCTAAAACATTCGCTACTAAGCCTGTATTTCTTGTTGTCATTTATATTCTCCTATTTGTTATTATTCATCGCAAGGTATTTGATATACCTTTTTTTCTTCCATTCTTACTGCGCCTAAAGACATAGCGTAGTAAACCTGTGTAGAATACGATTTATCAGCACGTTCAGTAATCTTTGCAGATACATCTTTTCCGATACCTAATTTAATAGCATCTTCTGTGTAAGCAAAAATTAATCTGTCGTCTGTATTAGTTACATCAAACGGTAGTCTGTTAGACACAATAAATTCAAATCCTAAATAAGAATTCACATCTCCAGTAGCCAATGCTTTAACTGTAGCAAAGTCAGATGAAGTAACTTGTGTAGTTCCTAATAGATCTTCGATTTGTTGTGGCCCGCAAACGATGTATCTTTTTATAGAAGAATCTACATCATTTAGATCAAACGTTTTCTTCGCAGCTAAAAGTTTAGCAATAGTCAAACCATCGGCTTGTTGACCAGTTGCAAATTTTTGCGTTGAAGGTAGCGCTACGCCTGTTGCTCCTGAAACACCAGTTGAAGCTGATGCGTTTAGAGCAGTAATAACAACATCGTCAATCGATCTATTCATCGCTGCCGCTGCTGCTTTTGCATAAGAACTTGTAGGATCTACTAGCATTCTAACTTTGTCGACATCGTCAACTAAATCAGCCCACTCGTAGTCTGCCAAACTCAATCTTCTTCTGCTGTGAGGAGTATCGATTTGTGGAGTATCTCCATGTCTGCTCGTTCTTAATTGAGCAGATGTAACACCCACTTGGTCAAAAAATGCATTTTTGCCATTAATCGTTTCCACATCAACAGAACCTCTTAACTTACTTCCCATTTGTTGAGAAAGCATAGTTACATTTGAACTATACTGCTCGACAAAAGAAGTTGTGATTTGATTGCTCATATGAGTAATCTCCTTTTGTTATTGGTTATGTTTATGTTTATGTTTAGCGGCTGATTATCCTTGCGGGTCGAAACCTGAATTTTACATCTTGTTGATGTTAGTCTGTTCCTAATGTCAGTTAAGGTCTTGCGATTATCCTAACTATTTTTCTCTATACGATATTTTTTTTCTCTCGTAAAGATAAAACTTCTTCTACCGATGCTGTATGATTAGGATGGTTTTTATCCCAATATGCAGAACCTACTTGTGTTAACTCGCCAATTTGTTTGTCAATTTGACCTGGAGTTAAGTAAGCTGGTCCCGAAGATTGAGTAATATTATCCTCTCCCATTTTACTAGCTAGATTTGCAAACGCCTTTATAATAGTTGGATGATCTCCAAGTTTTGTTCCGTCTGCTAAATTAGTGTTTAAAAAATCTGCATCCATTACAGATTTTGCAAGAGTAGATGCTTTGCTAATGTTTTGTTCAAAAGCTTGACCCCATTCTTGCTTTAATTGTTTAGTCCCATTCTCTCTGGCTTCTGTTGCTTTTCCATCCGCTTCTTGTAAGCCTTGAGACATCATGTCATTATAAAATTTGACCATTCCATTTGCTTGACCAGGAAGTAATCCTAATTTGTGCGCCTGTTCAGAAAAATTATCTAATGCTTGTTGATT